GCGGCCGTCAGGTAACCTCACGGTACCGTAATCAACAACTGTGGTCTTTCTTTCCAGTAAGACCTTAGCGAGATCAGTGCAATCTGCTAGGTGCAAATAGGTGAATAGCAGCAGGTCTTCGCGGAGGTACTGAAACTCCTCAGCCACAGGTTCTTTAACCTTCATCACCATGTCACAGTTCCATACATTATGGACTGTGCCGAGGATTGCACCTGCTTCATTGTAGTCTTCGTTGGTGTAACCAGCACCAACACCAGCATCAACCTGAACGATAATCTTCAGATCAGGTCGAACACTCAAAAGTGACCTTACACCTGATGGTGTAAGACCCACACGGTTCTCTTTATTCTTAACTTCCTTGGGAATCCCAAGAGAGTTAGGTACTCCTTTGCCCATAATAAACCTCATGGATATTGATATTATAGTTCACTGTGTTTGTGTTGGTTAGTGTAACTTATGCTTATCAATTCTGTTAGTTGTGTCATCGTTTCAGTGTGAGGAATAACCCACCAAGATAAAGTCCAAGGAATAGCGGTAACGCGCCAACGATTGCCCAAACGATAAGAGGATTCATTTCTTTAGTTTCTTAGCAGTATCAACATCACGAACATCAGTGCCGTTTAGTCTCACCTCCAACTCTAGACCGAACGAACGAGCGCCACGAATCAGTTTCTTAGCAATCTCCAACCATGCACGCTTTACTAGATCTTCGTTCCACTCGTAGGATGACTTATTACTGCAGTTGTCTAGCAGTTCTAGGCTTTTCACCAGTTTCTCAACACGCGGTGGGAAGATCCTACCGAAGCGATCTTTGCGCTCTGCAACCTTAGGGTCAACCTTAGGAGCACGCTTTGCGGGTGCTTTCTTGGTAGTGGGTTTCTTTTTAGTAGGCATGTGACTCAGTCTTTATGTGTATTGTAACACACTCAGAACAAACCGCCCAACTTGGCAAGAGATACAAGAGCGAGAATAAAGAGTGGGTCGATGAGCAGGTGGTACATAGGTGATCTTGCTTACCACCTTATTTTAGTGATGGGATCACTGAGTGGTAAGCATACTTCATACAACCTTAAGAATCAAGCAAACTTACCTTGGTTGAAGTTGGCATAGGCAAACTGGGCACGATCAACCACCTTGAACGAACCGCATTCTGTGTTGAAGACTAGACCCTCACCGAGTACTTCCTTGCCAGCAAGGTAGACCTTGGGTGCGAAGTAAGTGATAGTGCGCTTGAGCACTTCACCCTTGAGGATCATCACCAGTTTGTAAAGATGGGCAAGTTGAACATCACCGATGATGTCAGTGAGTGTGTCAACATCAAGATCTTTACCCTCACGGATGATAGCATTGATGGCAACCTTAGCAGCAGTTGCTTCCTTTGCTGTGAGGAAGTTCACCTTGGTGGTGTCAATGTGCCAAGGGTCATCCAATGGGATACGGTCAACCATAGGTTGAACAAACAGGCAGGTATCGCTACCCTCCAGTTCTTCAAGTAGTGGTTGTGCCTGAGCATCACACATTTTACCTGGCACATAATACTCGGTGTGTGGTGCCATGATGATATCCTCAGTGACTACACTAGGAAATCTGTAGGTGAGGGTATTGGGTGTGTATACGTCACCGCCACCAAAACCAATGAAATCGCCTTGAAATATACCCGAAACGCGGGGGAGGTTGTTAAGGCAAGCAGTGAGAACCTGTTGGAGTTCAGGTTGCTTGTGGTTGCGGATGATGTCGTCATGGGTATAGTTGATCTTGATAAGACGCTTGTTGAAGACAGACTTAGTACCAACGAAGAACTTACCTGTCTCAGGATGAGTACCCCACACAACAGCCGGGCAACCATCGATCTTGAGAGAGATCAGAGACTCACTATCGAACATAGCGTCAACTGGCCAGGTCTCGCCTGTCAGCAGCAGATCCTCTGGGTGCTCTTGGTGGGTGTTTGGCATTGGAGTCTCTCCTTTCTCTACTCTTATAGTATGGCACGAAAAAGGGGGTCTTGGCAACCCCCTGTAACATTACTTCAAAATTGGTCGACGGAGATCATGTCGTTGTAGCGATCGAGGCCGACCCACAGGGTGATCCCTTTGCTCTCACCACCATTGCAGAGGTGCAGACCGAAGTGATAGTCACCAGCGGTGGCGCTGGTGCGAACAGCATCGAGGCGATAGGTTGTGCCACTCTCGGGGCACTTCAGATAAACACCTAGGATAGATTCGGCCCAGGTAGGTGTGTTGTTCATGTGTGGTCTCCCTTGACTACTCTTATAGTATGCCATAAAAAAGGGGGCCCGGTCAAGACCCCGTAACATTACTTAAAGGTTGCTTGGGGTGTCGGTTCGTCAAAACCCCTGATACTTCCAGTCGTCGGGCAATTCGCGCTCAAAATAGTCATCCCACTCAGCACCCTCAGGTAAAAGCAGTTCTGCTTGCTGTTTGTTGAGTGCGTTGACCGACCACACCTGACCGGTCTCTTCGTTATTGAAAATGAAGTTCTTCATAATGAGTAAGCGGATTTGTTGTCGAGATAGAACTTAACTACACCTCGTGGGTCAGTGTTGCCGTGGGAGATGTAATCGTGTGCGGCAGAGTATAGTATGCGGTTCTCATGTTGTGGTGAACCATCTTCATTGAGTTGCCGCCCGAAGAGGTTAAGGAGAACAGATAAGCAACTAGCACGAAGTGCCAACCTCTCATCATTGTGTAACCATTGGAGTTGGTCACTGTCATCAACTTTAATCATTTGTGAGCACCCCCTTGGAGTGATTCATAGATGCTATCTGCACGGTTGGCAAGATAACGAAGATCGGACAAATCAGCAACCTTACTGATGCCACGCTCCCAATCATAAACAAGGTTGACATAACCAAGGTTACGGTAGTGGTCAACCAAGCGATTGATCCGCTTGTAGTAGTGTGCTGGGGACTTGAATTTGTCTTCGTAAGGCATGATCAATACTCGGATTGGTGTGCTTGATGGTTCATAAGGTTGGAAAGATGCTTCTCAAACTCACGCTGTGCTTCAAGAATGACACTACGAACATTAGTGTAGACTAGTTGTTCGCTGGTCTCACTAAACTCAGTGTAGTTCTTTGCCCAGTTCAGTGCCCACTCGGTGGAGAACTCGTCTGTGGGTCTGAAGGTAGTTTCCATGGGTTTCTCCTTTGCTTATATTAATAGTATAACTGGTCAGGCGACCATAGTGGCATCATTGTTACTGAACTTAACACACTGCGCGAGGCACACACCATCGAAGCAGAGCGTCAGGTGCGATCCCAGTAATAAAGATCACCAATACCAGACATCAACAAACTCCAATGAATTCGATAGTGCTATCTGGGTTGGACTCACGCACCTTAATAATGCAGTCATCCATGTTGTGGCAGTCAGAGATGATAAGTGTCTCAGAACCAGAGTCGTTCGAGAGTTCAACTTCAAATGATTTCATCAGGCAGTGAATGAGCGTTCAAGATGGGCACGAAAGACTTCAACCTCATGAGTGTAGAGTTCACTACGAGCCTGGTAGATCTTATCATACGCACCATACACACTCTGCAGAACATCGTCATCCAGAGATTCCATGTAGTCCAGAGCAGCATCCAAACCACGCATGAGCAAACTTAGATCTTCGGTAGTGAGATGTTTGTCCATGACTCCTTTGCTTACCTCTTCATTATAAAAGAAAAGAGGGGGTCGGTAAACCCCCTCTTAACATCTCTTTACCGATTCACGAACCCTTGATCGTGGCGCAGGTCGTGGTAATCATAACCAGGTGTCAATGGGTCACGATCATCAACCACATAGAACTTCTCTCGGAGTTCCTTTGCCATCAGGTAGCGCTCGTGTGCTGCCTCAGCAGTGCTGGCGGATTCGGTGATGGTCTCCATATACCAGTTGAACCACGACTCGCGCTCACCAGTCATTAGTTCTTGGAGATAGATCAGTTCTTCATGAGTCAGTTCAACTTTCATTGTTCTCTCCTTGGTTACCTTTGTATTATAGCAGGTTTGGTAGGTGTGTTGTCTAGCGCAGTAACTTTAATTTGCAATTGCACCAGTGATGGCTGCGGCCGCACCAGCAGGATTCTGCGGTGGTGTGTTGGTAATGTTAGGTGTTAGTGTGGTTGCTATCAACCCAGCAATGACACCGGCAGCAACTCTACTACAGAGGTTGTAGAGTGCACCTAACCACGCTTTGTATGCCTTCCTTTTATTTGAATAGAAGTGAAGATAGCGATCTGCCATGATAATCACATGCAAAAATGCTCGACTGATTGGGTAATTAATGATGCTGGAATTGCCTTTGCAGTACCCCATGCTTCGAGTTCAATAAGCATCTCACGACGACTGACACCCTTACTTGCGTATCGCTGAACGATAGACCTAACTTTACTCTCACCTAATGCCATAAGTGCAAAATCAACAACATCACGCTCATTACCCGAAATAGTCAAAATAGGGCGGAGGGTTTGGTCGCCAGGGCGGAATGCAGCACAGTCCTGCACCATGTGATGTACTTCGTGACGAAGAGTGTCAAGATCGTTGGCAGTCCATTCGACTTGCTTATGTGGTTCGGTTGATTTATCTTGACAGATTACCAGGGCCCGCTTACCACTAATATAGGCTCCGTCGATCTTACCATCACAAACTGCAGGGTGGTTGAGATAAACTTTAGTACCAGAGCGCCTGACGGTGTGCAGCAGTTGCTCATGCGCTTGGAATGAATTGTCGGCGAACGCTGCGACGGGGATTGCCAGAGCGGACAATGCCACCAGTGCGCTGGTCGCCATGCGGGTGGTTAGGGACATAGGTTCTTCCTTGGTATAGTAATAGTATAACCCCCCGACCTGGGAAAGTCGAGGGGTAGTTCACAACACTTTACAATGAGAGATCGTTTTGTTGTTGCTTCTCGCGCTTTGCCTTTAGGTATCTTTTCCTAATACTCTTACGCTGCAACTCGTTCTCTCGTGTCCAAAGGCGAGCACTCTTGGACTTGCGGTGTGTTTGTCGTTTCATGTTAGTCTCCTTAGAACATGGGGACTTTACCAGTCTCCAGGAAGTGTGCACGTTGCTCCTTGGTGAAGTTAACGAACACTGGTTTGTTACGTTCAAGAATCTCACGCATCAGTGGATCTTGAGATGGTGACGTGGGGTTGAACTCCTTCGATTCGCAGTATTCGTCATCACGAACAGCATGGTTCAGAAGGATCGAACCACCCTCACATGACACCGAGCGGTGGTAGACCTCGGGGAGGATCTCCAGAGCGCCGATGTTATCATCCAACAGAACCATGTAATGTTGGTGTTGCATCTGACCCTTGGTTGCTACCAATTCAAACACCCGCCGGCCTTCAATGCAGCGGTTGTTGTCGGTCTGATGGAAGTGGATGTAGAAGGTCTTCTCTCCGGTACCTTCACGGTTCGGGGGAGAGATTGCAAATCCGCGATGGACGACAAGGTCCAGACCATTCTGACCTTTGACCCACACATCTGAGAAATGGACGCCGGGGGTGTCCCTAAAGACTCTGTCCTTGTGGAATGTGACTGGTTTGTCCATGAGGTTCTCTCATCTCTATGTGCATAGTATAAACCACCTGACTGAGTTGGTCAAGCGGTATGTGTCTTCAGAAAGCAGTTGCCTTCTTGTGGTTGTTGTCAATGTGGTCTGCCTCGTCGCGACGGATGTATTCCACGACATCTCGCATGGTGATGGGTTGGGGTTCGTTGCGGAGACTCCAAAGTGTGTTGGGTTTGCACCAATAATTGATAGCACCACGGGTGGCAGGTTGATCCAACCACTCCTTCGGTTGCTCATGGAGCATCCTGGCGTAGGTCTTGACTGCCTCAACCTCAACTGCCTCACCCAGCAGCGCGGCAAACTCATGATCGACCAGAGTCACCAGGGCGAAGACCCAGTAAATCACGACAGCAATGTGACGAGCAAGGAAGCGATCACCCCAGTGCTTGAGACCACCAAGGTCGCGACCGAACACATCTTCGTGCATCTGTTCGTTGGTGTCTTGCCAGCGTGCCAGTTCTAGCGTCTCTCGGATCTTTCCAGTTGTGTCAAACCCAGCGGTCTCCAGGAAGTGGCAGGCGCTCTCCTCGGCGGTGTACGCGGTGCGTGCGATGATCTCCAGGGCAGCAGCACGACGGGCGTCTGCAGCGCCCCAGACGGCGTTCAGGACGGTCTCACCAGTGACGATCAGTGCGTGTGCAACCTGTGCTTTGGTGGTCTTTGTTTTCATAGTTTCCTGTCTCGGATACCTTAAGTATAAACGCCTAAAGGGGGGTCTTTCAACCCCCCTTAAGAATTATTTCAAGAAACCCATCTTTGGTTTCTTCTCCTCTTGCTCCTCTTGGAGTGCAACCTTGTTCATAAGGTAGCGAAGCATGATCTTCTCACCCAGAGGATCATCGACAGGAACAGCAGCACGGAATGCTTCCATTACTAGTTCTAGTTCCTCGCCGGAGAATGTCATCTCCAGTTCTTCTTCGATTCCACTATCGATGGCGTAACCGAAACTCATTTGTTTTGCTCCTTGGAAAGTTCGAGAACCATATGGGTGTGTTCCCTTCCGATGTCTATAGTATGGCATGGTGTCAGACGGAAGTCAACCCCCTTACCCTAGGTAATTTCGCTCAAAATCAGCGGCAGCAAGGCAAGCCTCACGAGAGCGTGGGTCAAGGAGGTTGTAGGCGAAGTGGGGTTCGTCGATCAGTTCGCTGGTGTACCGAGCGACATCACCATACTTCTTACCCACAACACAGTGCACCATGGGCAGACCACTGACGTTGCAGTTGTAAATGACCCGATAGTTTCCGTCTTTCTCATCCACGCGATAGTTCCGACGATAGTCGTGGAGACCATCCTCCATCATACGCAACCTAGTGCGGCACTCACGGCGCGTGTCGGGGCATGGAGCACTGTCTGCCAGGTTACGAAACACGAGGCGCTCTGAGCGCTCCCAGGACGCCTGTATGGCGTTTGCCAGTTGTTGGGTGTAGTGGTAGAGGTTACTCATCAGACTAGGAAGTAGGGGTGGCCGTTCTCCAGCAGAGCATCTCCAATTTCATACTGGAGTGCGATTCCGGTGGCGTACTGCGCTCCGGGTCTCACAACAAAAGCGGTTGCCTCCTGACTAAGTTGCTCAGGCGACATCCGCTCTAGTTCTTCTTTGATCTCTTGGAAGGTCATAGACTCTTTGTGTATGACCTTATGTTAGCACCTGTGGCGTGCTGCTGTCAATAGATGTTACAATCGAAAACACCCACAGAACGACCCTGAGCAATTATTGAACGGTGGGTGCATTTATCCAAAGTTTTCAACTGTCGGGCAGAGGATACATCAATGATGGAACATGTTGCGGCGAGCCCGATAATGCCACCGAACATAGCGAGGAGTATCGTCTTCATTGTGGAGTGTAATTCTCACTTTTATTTAGAAGAATAACAACTCCACCAACTTGTGCACATCAATGGATAACATGATACCCATAACAAAAGCACCATCAAACACCTTATTCTCAACCATCCAAGGTAAGACTAGAAGTGCCGATACTATCCTGATGGTAATACCTGTGGTTATGTCAACATTAAGAAGAACAAAGTATCCAATTAACACGAGGAGGTTGGCAAGTTTCCTCATGTTGATGAATGTCTTTGTTCTGTCCTTCCAACGGCGTGGAGATGCAGTTGTCATTGTGGGTTTCAGATCATAAAAGGGAGATAAACTACAGTCCCCCTTTCGGGGGCAGTTAGTATTAGCCTACACGAACACCGTCAAGAAGGAGAAGTGCCAAGTCATAATAGAGGTCGTCATCAACCTCACCAAGTTCACGCTCAAGGAACGCAACAACAGCGTCAGAGAGAACTTCAGAAAGGCGATCTTCAAACTCTGTGTGGAGGAACACAGAGAAGTCCTCTTGCAGGACATCAGCGATGCGCTTAATAGATTGACGAGAAAGTGCCATGATTAATTCTTTGGGATGGGATCAGACGACGAGGAAAATGCGCTCGGGGTAAACAGGTTGCCACTGAGCGATGTAAGCATCGGCACACTCACGGGTGGTGAAAACTGCCTCAACAACGGGTTCGAAACCTGCTTCAAAGTCTACATCGCGACCGGAAGCAACACGAAAGAGGAGTTCATTACTACCCTGAGGTGCTTCTTTCCAATAGGAGCGATACAGGGAATTCTTTGAAACGGATACGAGAGGTTGAGACATAATATGTGTGTGGATGATGGGAGGTTGGTTCCCGTCCCTTACCTTTATATTATAAAACCCTTGCCGGTGGTTCGACAAGGGAGTGTTTACACTTATTAACGATCAACCACGACCTTGACCACGATAGCGCTTCTGGGACTTGCGCTTGAAGGACCCACGCTTGCGCATGCCGTTACCTTGGGAGGTGCGCTTGTTACGATCACCAAATGTGTGACCATCACGGTGTGCATGATGGTCAGAGATGTACATTGCCATTTATGTCCAGGGGGGTGAATTGGATAGAATTAGTTTAACACGGGTTGGTGTGGGTGTTAACCTCAGCGATAGGATCCAATTCCTTGCTGGTGGTTGATCCACACCTGGCACCCATCGAACCGTTGCCACTGGGCCCAGGTTGGGTTCTCACCCCTTTCATATGCAGCGGTGATGCCTGCTTTCTTATCGCAGTGTGCCTTGGTGTCCACTGTCAGATGCTCAGTGGGTGGGATCAGTGTTCTCCACTCTTCCTGTTTCTCCCCCTCAAAGGGAACAACAGGGATTGGATCGCCAACTAGATCACTATCTTGGAACATGTCATCTGCTCGAGCACCATGCACCACTATCAGTGTTAGGAATACCAGACAACCTATTAGTTTACGCATGAGTAATAAAGTGAATGACACCGACTGCCATTACCAACCAAATTGCTCGATACAGAAAATCGACAGCGATAGTCTTAACATCCTTCACAGGTACATTTCCTTAACTACCCTTACTATAAAGGTATTGATCCCAAACGTCAACGATCCCCAACAAAGTTGAGTCCAAGTACCTAAGCATTAAAAAAGACCCCCGAAGGGGTCTTAGTGTCAGGCAGTAGCGAGTTCACGCATCTTGCCAAGTAATTTGTGTTCAATCTGATGAATTCGTGCACGGGTGATACCGTAAGTTTCTGCTGCCTCACTCAGAGTCAGTGGTGTGTCACCATCTAGACCGTATCGACGAATCAGGATATTGAAATCCCGTTCAGATACGAGAGGTTTGACCTCAGCAAGTAATGCATCTGCATCATGGGAGGTATCAAACTCTTCTGTTCTATCTTCACCAACGATAGACTCAAGTTCAGAGTCTTCGCCGATGATGTTATTCAGTGAGATAGTACCACGCATGGAGTTAAAGATCCGATCGGCATTCTTGTTGAGTGCATGAATCTCTTCCAGTGTGGGTGTGCGTCCGAGTTTCTCAGTCAGTTCCTCAATCTGACGGTTCAACCGGAATGACTTGTCTGCCATATGAATAGGAACACGCACAGTGCGTCCCTGATTCTGATAGTAACGGCGGACATATGCCGAGATCCAGTTATAAACATAGGTGGACAGGCGGCAACCCTTAGTAGGGTCGAACTTCCGAAGTCCATGGATCAATCCAGCGACTCCCTCTTGGAAGAGGTCATCAAATGAACAGTTAGCATTCTTGAGGGGGAACTTGTTAACGATCTTGCTGACAAGACCGAGGTTATGTGTAACCAGTTTATCTAGTGCCCGGCGGCCGGTACGAGTCTCAGGTCCGTGCTCATGAAAGAGGCGGGTGAGTTCAATCTCTTCGGCGTGTGTCAGGCGCTTTGTTTCTGCCATAAGGAATCCCTTGTCTGTATTACTAGTATAAGATAAAAGAGGGTGCGGTGGGAGTCACCGCAATAAAACGTCACCAACCACCGGCAGGGGGAGTGCCATGGGCGAAGACAGTCTCTTGGAGATTAGTCATAGACACAGTGTTGTCATAACCGCCATAACGGTTAGAGAAGAAGTCCATATCACTCTGGGAGTAACCATTGAAATGTCCAGAGAAGTCATATCCCATGATGGTATCATCGGAACTTGTGTGGAATGGATCAACGAGTTCATCCATACCAAAGATGTGGGCAAGTTCATGATAGATGACATACTGGGTGTATTGCCCATCGTCATTGCCCTCAAAGTATACGTTGTTGTCGTCATACTTAGCATGAACTAGACCCTTAATCCAAGGTGCGTAAGGATTATCCTTAGCATACTTCTCAAGACCCTCACCGGGTTTGGCGGTAATCTTGTGAATGGAGAGTTCGGACTTATCTTCAGTATCAACGAAGTTGATTTCTACACCAGTGAGGGTGTCAAAGTATTGCAGAGCACCGATAATGGTATCCACATTAGTGGAGTTCATCCAGCGGCCGTTATTGCGCATGATACCCCAAGTATCAACGTAAACATCCAGGACGCCATCCTGGAGTTGATACTCGTGCCAGGCATTAACTTTTTGTTGTTGTGGTGTGGTCATTGGGGTGTTTTCC